TGACCAGTTCAACCAGATGGCATTCTCAATCGAGAAAGTCACCGTGACTGCGAAGTCTCGTGCGTTGAAAGCTGAGTACTCACTAGAGCTTGCTCAAGACTTGAAGGCAATCCACGGATTGAATGCTGAAGCAGAACTTGCTAACATTCTTTCTACTGAGATTCTTGCTGAAATCAACAGAGAAGTTATCAGAACAATCTACAAGGTTGCTAAATCTGGTGCACAAACTAACGTTGCACAAGCTGGTACATTCGACTTAGACATCGACTCAAACGGTAGATGGTCTGTTGAGAAGTTCAAAGGACTTATTTTCCAAATCGAGCGTGATGCTAACGCAATCGCACAAGAAACTCGTCGTGGAAAGGGTAACATGATCCTCTGCTCTGCTGACGTTGCTTCTGCACTCACAATGGCAGGTGTTCTTGATTACACCCCTGCACTTAATGCTAACCTTAATGTTGATGACACAGGCAATACATTTGCTGGTGTGCTTCAAGGTAAGTATAAAGTATACATCGACCCTTATGCTGCTAACGTTGCTGCTAACCAGTACTACGTTGCAGGTTATAAAGGTTCTTCACCTTATGATGCAGGACTGTTCTACTGCCCATACGTTCCACTACAGATGGTTCGTGCAGTTGGAGAAAACACATTCCAGCCAAAAATCGGGTTCAAGACTCGTTACGGAATCGTTGCTAACCCCTTCGCCCGTGGTGCTTCTCTTGACGCTCCTGGTGTTATTGCACGTAATAGCAATAAGTACTATAGACGTGTTAAGGTTACAAACCTCATGTAAGAAGAAAGGAAATATATCCTTTTTCACAAAGACCCCTTTACAGGGGTCTTTTTTTATGTTACTATATAATACACGGACAACGAAAGAAGTCCAGTTTTGCTGAAAAGTAAAACAACCCAGTAAACTAAACCGAAAGGAGGAAATACCATGTCTAACATGGATGAACTTCGCTACCTTAAAGATGTGGCGAATGACCCTGCACTTGAAAATGCACGAAGAAAATTCAAGAAGGGTGTCAAAAAACTTAGAAAAAGATTAAAGAGAGGTATAAGAAAAGCCTCAATATTAAAAATAAAAAGAGAGTGGCAAAGAAATATTAGCGGTAATGCTATTGTCAAATATGACCAATTTGATCCACAACTTGCAACCATTTTAGTTGTATCAGTTAGACCTGAACATCTTGGTGGTGATGTCTTACTTATTGATGGACAACACACTGGTATGATGGATCTTCTTGGTGAGTGCGATCATGAGCATGATACCTTAGAGTTACATCATTCTTCTACTGCATCTATAGAGGAAGTTGAAGCAGCAGAAGCAACACTCTATAAAGCATTAAATACACAGAATAAGAAACTATCCAAATTAGATATTATTCGTGTGGATTTATTCCTTGATCAACCATATGCAATTCTGTTTAACGGTATTTTAACTCTTTGTAAGTTAAATATTGATGGAATGGGTGATGCAGATGGAGACGTTGTTCCTGGTTCTGGTACAAGATTTATCAGTACTGTTGAGACTTATGGTAAAGATTTCTCATCCTATATTAGTAGATCAGTATCATTTATGCGTGATAACTGGGGTACTGAAGATAACCCATTAAAAGAATTACGTGATGATATGATCTATGGACTCACTACACTTTTCGTTTTCCTTGACTATGCAGGAAGAGTTGAGGGTGGAACTGAAAATGGATTGAATGGTAAAAAGAAGAAGATTCTTCAATGGATGAACTCTGAAATGTGTAAAACATCAATGAGAAAATATACCAACAATACAGCAGGTGGTCATGTTCATTTCAAAGTTGTTTACAACATCATTGAAGAATATAATTATTGGGCAGAGGCACAGGAGAAGACTCTGACAATTAGTAAAGACTACTTACATAGGAATGGTATTTGGGATCCTACTAAATTCTTATCAAAAGAAGATAAGAGGGAGTTGCCTTCTTTTCCAAAAGATATTAAATAAATATAGAGGGGGGTTTTAAGACCCCCTCTTTTTTTGTCTAAATACAAATAAAAGTAGTATTACAATGAAACCTACTCCTAAGCAATATCAAGACGCACAAGAACGTCATGATAAGATAGTAAAGCATCTTATTGATGAAGGTTATGCCGATACAGAAGATATGGCAGATAACATTATCATGGGTATGAGCGAACAGTGGTTTAATATTATTATTGACTAATGAAAGATTTTGATAAGTTTATTGAAGAGGCAGCCACTAAGAGATGCCCTCCAGGTAAATATTTTGATGGTAAAAAGTGTGTAAAAATTCCTCGTGGTTATCATGTAGGTAGAGGAGGATATATTGCACCAGATGAGGATGGTGAAAATGGGTCCAATAACGGCAATGGAAATGGTAATGGCCATAATGGCAATGGTAACGGTGGCAACGGTAACGGTGGCAACGGTGGTGGAAATGGAGGAGGTAACGGAGGTTAAGAATGGCAACAACTAGAGGTGCATTTGCCAATCAAATACAAAATAGAAATTTTTTATCTCCAATTGGATTTAAATTTACTTTGGCAAAAGAACCTAAAGTAAGTTTCTTTTCCAATTCTGCTTCTATACCAGAAATTGTATTGGGAACTGCCATACAACCAAGTTACTTGAAGGACGTTGATGTTCCTGGTGATAAATTACAATATGGTGATTTTTCATTGAGATTTTTAGTTGATGAAGAACTTGAAAATTATATGAAAATTCATAATTGGATGAGAGGTTTAGGATATCCAGAAACTACAAAAAGTTATAAAGATTTAACAACCAATACTGAAGGATTGAGAGATTCAAAAGAAGCTTTCAGTGATGGTTCTTTACATATATTGAATAGTAATTATAGAGATGTTGCTATTGTAAAATTTAATGATTTATTTCCTATAGGATTAACATCATTAGAATTTGAAGCAACAGACACTGATGTCAATTACTTTACAGCAGAGGTTGTTTTCAAGTATACTGTGTATAATATAGTTGCATCTGACGGACGTACTCCTTTATGAATCTTGATAAAATTCAGGAGATGTGGCAGAGAGATTCTGTTATTGACCCTGATAATCTACATGATGAATCACTAAAAATTCCTCAATTACATTCCAAGTATTATACAGTTTATAATACGATTACTTTGTTGCGTGAAAAAGCAAGAGACACATATAATAGAGTAAGATTAGAAAGGTATAATTACTATACTGGAAAGGCACCAGCAGAGGTGTATGCTGAAGATCCATTTCCCTATAAGGTTAGAGAAAAGGATGCAATACAGAGGCATTTAGAGGCAGATGAGAAACTAACAACCTTAGATCTTAAAATAAGATACTATGATGCAACTCTAAAATTCCTTGAAGAGATAATTAAAAACCTTTCAAATAGAACATTTCAAATAAAAAATGCCATAGAATGGCATCGTTTTCAAGCAGGATTTAGTTGATAAATATTTCCAAATGAACATTATGTTATGTCCCATTTGGTTATATCAAAGAAGAATGAAGTTAATCTTCAGATAACTTCTGAACAACATGTATATTATGAGTTAGCTGATCAGTTTACTTTTGAGGTTCCTGGTGCAAAGTTCTCACCAGCATATAAGAAGAAATTTTGGGATGGGAAGATTAGATTATTTAATATTCAAACTAGAGAAATATACGTTGGTTTATTAGATAGAATAATACAATTTTGCACAGATCACAAATATACTTACGAATTTGTAGATAATAAACATTATGGTACTCCTTTTGAAGTCAATGATATGATTTCAAAGGAAGGTGTTAAAGACTATATGAATGCTATTAGTAAATATAAACCTAGAGATTATCAAATAGAGGGAGTATACGACGCTCTAAGGCATAATAGAAAGCTGTTGATATCCCCAACTGCTTCGGGAAAATCGTTGATGATTTATTCGATTGTTCGATATTTTGTTGAGACTGGGAAAAGTACTCTGATAGTTGTTCCGACGACTTCGCTAGTAGAACAGATGTATAAAGATTTTGCAGACTATGGCTGGGACGTAGGTTCATTTTGTCACAAGATATACGCTGGTAAAGAAAGAGAGACGGACTCTCAAGTCATTATTACTACCTGGCAATCAATTTACAAACTTCCCCGAAAATATTTTGAGAGATTCTCTGTTGTGGTTGGGGATGAGGCTCACCAGTTTAAATCAAAGTCACTTATATCTATAATGACAAAACTTGCGGATGCAAAATATAGATTTGGATTTACTGGAACTCTTGATGGTACACAAACACATAAATGGGTTCTTGAGGGATTGTTTGGACCTTCCTATAAGATCATTAAAACTGATGAGTTAATGAAGAAAGGGTATCTTGCCAAACTGGATATCAATGTACTTCTATTGAAACACCCACCGAATAAATTTGAAACATTTGAACAAGAAGTTCAATATATTATCGGACACAACCGTAGAAATAACTTTATTAAAAATCTTGCATTAGATTTAAAAGGCAATACATTAATATTATTTGCTAGAGTAGAAGGGCATGGAGAACCACTATACGAATTAATAAATAATAATAACACTATTGAAAACCGTCGTGTATTTTTTATTCATGGTGGTGTAGACACGGAGGATAGAGAAAAGGTTAGAGCAATTACTGAACAAGAATCTAATGCAATTATAGTTGCATCTTACGGAACATTCTCTACTGGAATTAATATTAAAAATCTTCATAATGTCATTTTTGCCTCTCCTTCTAAGTCAAGAATTAGAAATTTACAATCAATCGGGAGGATTCTTAGAAAAGGAAACAAAAAAACTAGAGCAACTTTATATGATATTGCTGATGATATCAGTTATAAGTCTAGACGAAATTATACATTAAACCATCTAATAGAACGAATTAAAGTCTATAATGAAGAAAATTTCAATTATGATATAGTCAACATACCGCTTAAGAACTAATGGGAGACGAATTTTATAGCATAATAAAATTGGTATCAGGGGAAGAAATATTTTCTTTGATATCTATAGATGATACTGATGAAGATCCTATTATCATCTTACAGAATCCTATTGTTATGAAAATGTATACTAATAGTAATGGTTCTCATATTAAAGTCAAACCTTGGATTGAATTATCTGAAGAAGATTTCTTTATGATAAGATCTGATAAAATAATTACTATGACTGAAACTAAAGATGAAAGGTTAATTCAAATTTATAACGATTTTCTTTCTGAAGAAGATATTATAGAAATTCGTAGTAATACTGGATATACAAAACCTTCTTCTAATATGGGATATATCTCTTCTGTAAAAGATGCTCGTAATAAATTAGAGAGTTTATTTAAGAAGAATATTAATAATAAAGAAAGCTAATATTTCTCTTCAACCCTCACAAAGGTTATTCTACTGATATTTCATTACCTTGTCAAGCCTTAAGTTTTGTGATATAATAAAAACAATTAATAAAACAGGAACTCCGATGTCATGCCTAGAAAAAAGACGGAACACTATGTAAATAACAAAGAGTTGCTGGAAGCGATGATTGTTTATAGAGGAAAAGTTTCAATAGCAAAAGAAAAGTTTTTAAAAAAGTATCCTGATAAAGAACCACCAAAGTCTGGACCATGGGAGGGTAAACCACCCATACCGAACTATCTTGGTGAATGTTTTTTAAAGATTGCTACTCATCTATCGTATAAACCAAACTTTGTTAATTATATGTTCCGTGAAGATATGATTTCTGATGGTATAGAAAACTGTGTCCAGTATATTCATAACTTCGATCCAGAGAAATCTAGAAACCCATTTGCATATTTTACACAGATAATTCATTATGCATTTTTAAGAAGAATACAAAAAGAAAAGAAACAATTAGATATTAAAACAAAGATCATTGAGAAGACTGGTTTTGATGAAGTTATGATGGTTGATGATACAGCATTATCTGGTTCTGCTTCTGAGTACAATACAATTAAAGATAATATACAGTATCGCAATAATAACCGATGAAGGTTGCTATTATAACCGATACCCACTATGGGGCTAGGAAGGGTTCTAAGTATCTTCATGATTACTTTGAACTCTTTTATCGTAATGTGTTTTTTCCCACCTTAGAAAAGGAAGGAATCACCACTGTGATCCATATGGGGGATATCTTTGATAGTCGCAAGGCAATTGATTTACAAAGTCTTGAGTGGTCTAAGAGAGTTGTATTTGAACCACTTAAGAAATATAAGGTTCATGCTATTATTGGTAACCATGATTGTTATTATAAGAATACTAATAATGTAAATTCTCCTGAGTTGTTATTAAAAGATTATTCTAATATAAAAGTATATTCTAAAACAAAAGAACTTACAATAGAGAAATTAAAAATTCTTCTTCTTCCATGGATTAATTCTGAGAACTATGATGAATCTTCTTCAGTTATCAAAAAGTCTAAAGCAAAAATTGCTATGGGACATCTTGAATTGAATGGATTTAAGGCTACTCGTGGACATATGATGGAAACTGGTATGGATGTGGGAATACTTGATAAATTTGATAAAGTATTTTCTGGGCATTTTCATACCAGATCTACTGATGGTAAGGTATTTTATTTGGGCAATCCTTATGAGATGTTCTGGAATGATGTGAATGATCCAAGAGGATTTCATATTTTTGATACAGAAACTCTTACTCATACACCAGTTGATAATCCTTATAGATTGTTCTATAATATCTACTATGAAGATACTAACCATAAATTATTCAATACTACTGAGTATATTGGTAAGATTGTAAAGGTTATTGTTCGCCAAAAATCTAACCCCAAAGAGTTTGAAAAATTTATTGATAAATTGTATTCTGCTGGTGTTCAAGAATTAAAGATTGTTGAGAACTTTGATATTCATGAAAATGAAGATTTTGAAATAGATGAAGAAGAGAATACCCTTTCAATTCTTAATCGATATATTGATGAATCTGAATTTGAATTTGATAAAAGTTACATCAAAGATATTTTCCAACATCTTTATCGACAAGCATGTGAGGTAGAATAATGTGGCTTCTAACTCTTAAAGATGGTAAAGATGAAGGTGCTTATGCCGT